CCGCTCGTGCGCTGGCCGGACAGAAACTTCTTCCCGCCAGCCTGGTCGATTAACTGTACACCCACTAAATGTCCATCCGACCGCATCGGAACAACCAACAGTTGCTGACCATTAAACGCCCATATATTCCCCTGCTCTTCCGGGAAACCCTTGGCTTTCAAATAGTCATGCCTACCGAATTGACATTGGTCCAGGATCCAAGCCGCCTTGCCGGCCGCCTCTTTCCCCTGCTTTTGTCGCTGCTCTTCCGCATCATTGGCTTGCTTCTGTATGCGCACCACATCAGCCGGTTTCAGTTCATCCGCATGCCACACGGCCACCTCCGTGCCGGTCGCCCAGTTCTGCACGAACGCATGAGTACCCATGTACTTGACCGCTCCATTCCTACTGTTTGGGTGGTCATCCGTCGGGTATCGGCGCCAGTAACCAATCGGTGGAGGGCTATCAATCAGGATGCCATGCAGCTTGCAATAGCTAATCAGGTCAGTCATTTACCCTTCCCCTTCAGGTATGCAATGAGCCGGCTCTTGACAAACTTATCGAATGCAATATCAGGCGATGCCACCGAATCAGCTAGGCCCCTGGGCCACACCCCAAATTTATCTTTGTAACAATGCGCAGCGCGGCCGCTCGACCACCCCCGATACTTTACATACCATTGGCACATTGCCCAAAACGCCTGCTTGTTATCCCTGCTGGCCATCCCTTCCAGCTCTTCCAGTACACCAGGAATACTGCTGACCTTGTTCTGACGCTCGCGTACATGGCCGCAATGTAGACAAGTATCAGAACCGCCGGGCCACAAATGCCCGCACGATGGACACTTGGATTCTTTCTTCTCGTCGTCGGTCTTTTCTTTCTTGGCCTTTTCTTTTCCATCATCCAGGGTATCTACGCCGTTGTGATAGACCGCTTCCCAATCCTCCTGGAAACGTAAGTAATTCCCACTATGGTCCAGCCAGACGGCAAACTCTTTGTTGTCAGCCCGGCGCATGATGCGGCCCATCTGCTGGATATGCGACGATAAAGATTTACTGAATGGCCTGGCCGACACCCCAATCATTACATCAGGGACATCAAAGCCTTTGGTTAGGATGTCCGTGGCAATCAATCCATGTATTTCTGTATCCGGCCTGGCAAAATCTTCAATCACATCCCGCTTGAACTGGTCATCATCCCGGTAGCTGACCGATACAAAGTTATAACCCTCGGCTGCAAACTGTGCGGCCAGGTCTGCCCCATGCTCTACGCCCGAACAGAACACAATCGTTTTGCGAGGACCACCAAAGATTTCATTGGTCTTTCTGATCCACTCCTCGACAATGTTTCCGGTAATCTGCATGCCCCGCTTGGATGCCTCTGCCTGGGACCACTCCCCCGCCACCTTCTTGGCGCCGGTCATGTCGATTTCTTTGGCAATGAAGACACGTAGAGGCATCAATACCTTCTGATCCACCAGCTCCTTTGTCGTGATTGTGTTGACGATGTTGTCATACACATGGGCCAGCCCCTTGGTGAAAGGGGTAGCCGTCAGCCCGATGACCCGCACATCAGGATTATTCTTAATGAAATCAATGGTCTGCTGCCGGGTGGTATGGCACTCATCGACGATTAAAAGATTCAACCCTGGGAATGAGCCCCTCTTTTCCAGTGTCTGCGCTGAGCAAACCTGGATGTTTTCATAGGGCCGATACCTCCAATGCCCCGCCTGTAGAACCCCGTGGGGAATGTGATACTTTTCCAGGCGCTCGCTGGTCTGGTCGCACAGAATGATTCGGTCTAGCAGCATGGCTGCCTTGTTACCTTTACCCCTGGTGGCATTAAGCAAAGCAATGGCCATTTCTGTTTTGCCCGCTCCGGTCGGTGCGTAAAGTATCTGCGCGCGCTTGCCATTTGCGAATCCCTGACGTAGCGCTGCCAGGGTAGCGTCTTGATAATCCCTTAGTTGTAAACTCATTTGTTTCTCCGCTGCCGGCACACTATGCCCGCCGGCTTGGGCTTTGTTTATTCGTAGGCTTTAAGTTGTCTTTGTTGCATGGAAATCTGACGTTTAAGCTGCGCATTTTCCAACTGGAATTTATCCCGGCTGGATTTAACCGCGTTCATTTCTAGTTTCAGAATACGAATCTCTTCGCGTAGTTGCTTGATCAGGTCTGCTGCTGCCTTCTTCTCGTCAGCCGTAGCGTCCATCGCTTTCAGAGCTAAGCGGTCGTTAAGCGTTTCGTTCTGAGCAATCAGCTCGTCTACCATTTCCTGGCGGTGGTCTACGGCGGGCGGATCCGCAGGTTTAGGCGCGTCAACTACCGGCGCTGCTTTGGCTGGCTTAGCTGGCTTATCTTTCTTTTCGGGGGTACGCTTCTCAGCCACCTTGCCTTTGGGTGTGATGTATTTCCGCACGGCCGGCGCGCTTTCCCCGCGCATCTTGGCAACGAACGGAGCAGACACGCCAACCTTCCTGGCAATTTCTGCATTGCTCCACTCACCCCATTCAAAGTCTTCTACGAAAATCATAGTGACCTTGCGCTTGTCGGCGTTGTCCATCGGCTGGCCGTGCAAGTTGTTTGCACTACTACCAAAAAACAGGGCATCCCTGGGGGTGCCGGTTTCTACATCACAGGGGAATGTAGCCATCCCAATCCGCAGGGCCGCGTGATACCGGTGGAATCCATCTGACATCCAGTAATCTGTGCCGTCAAAGAATACCCGCATTGGAGGGAAAACTGACCCGCCTTCCAGGTCTGTAGCGTAGCGCATCACCGCCTCTTCTTTGATTGCTGCGCGTACCTGGGTGCCGCCGTCCAGCCTGATTAGTTTCAGTTCTAGTTCTTTTCTATCTAACATGTTGTTCCCTTAAAATGGTGCGTCAAAACCTATAAATTCTTTGAGCTTTTGCTTGTAATGCAATGCTTTTGCAGCGTCATCCGTGCCCTCTTTGCGGCCGGCTCGCATGCTGTATTTGATGATGTTGCCCTTCAGGTAGCCAATGAATTCCTGGCGGTTAAGCACAGATTCCATGACGGCCCAGGGCTGGATGCCAATCTTGTGATAGTGGTCGCCACCCACCTGATGCTCATCGGCTGATGCTTTCTCAATCATATTCTTGCTCCTATATATTTAATCATCGCTTTAAACTCCGCACGTAGGCAGCAAAGCTTGCCATTGTGTCCTTCTCAAACGCCTTGAAGTTGTCCACCTCTTTAGCCACCTCTTCCAGGGCGTCGTTCCTAATCTTGTTTGAGATTGGATCGAGTTGTTTTTGAATCATCTGACGCTTGCGCCAGCCCAAGGCTTTTTCCCATACGTTTAGTTGTGCTTCGCTCATTTCTTTCTCCTAGTATTTTGTTACTCCACTCAACCTTGTAGATGCCACCATCCAAGTCAAAGTCAATTCGTATGTTGCACTCGACAAGGTATGGGTGCAGGCTTACACCTAACCCATCCATGTTTTGATTGACGCGGTAGTACTTGCTGACGATTGTCTTGCCACGATCTTCTTCAGGAATAAACTGCCTGTACAGTGGCTCAGGTGTTTTTGATTTGCCCATTCTTTTCCTTGAGTTTGGCTTCAATGGCTCGGGTCAAATTACGCAACCACGATTCATCTTTTGTACAAGTGGTTGTTTCTTCAAGCATCAACATTTCCTCATCCGTCAGCCCTACCCACCCACGCTCAGGCAACGGATGCCCTGCTTGCTTGTAGGCTTCATCACGCCACAGTTGTGCTCGTTTCCTGTGGTATTCACAGTTTGGGCAGTCAGTCATGCTTGTCCCCTTAAATCAATAGCCCGATAGCAAACAGCAACCGCTTCATCTACAAACTGATTACCTGTTTTCCATGTGCAAATTTTTTTGCATTCTTCACGCTCATGCTGTGCTACTAGCTTGGCAAAGATAATCAAAGCCGCCCCGTCACCGTCCAAATAATCATCGGTATGGTTGAATCGCTTGCCGTCCCATTCATGCTTGGTTACCGCAACAACTCCGCATTGATCTGCGATCTGAAGTATTTCCATGTCAGTCATGCTTGTCCCCTTGCTCGGATGGCATCACGGTTATCAATGCAAGCCGCCCATGCTGATTTTGCCGTTGGGTTATGTTCAAGCCCCGCATACACATCAGCCTGTTTCTTGCAGACTTCAGCACACGCCTCACGCTCATGCTCAATGGCTAACTTGACCAAGGCAACCAAGTGCGGGGTTGATACAGTCCACGTCGTGTAGTGCTTGTTCTCTTGCACCACTTTGTACAGTGCATCTAGGATTTCATCTTGTGTCATAGTTTTATTTCCTCGTCTGTTGGCGGCAGACCTGTATCTTTGTAGACCCACCCAATGCGGTACTTAGCACCTGGGTATGGGGCAAGAATAATCTCTCTACCATTAAGCATTCGGGTCACGCCCTGCTCCATCATGTCTTCTAAAGAATTAGGCGGGTTTGAGTTTGGAAAAGGCCAAATCATGGCTTCTCCTTCAGCGCGGCCTCTAGCGCATCAAGTGCCGCGTCCCAGGTGTTGTAATCAATGCTGTTGCTAAACGATTTAACAACAGCCCGGGCTGCTTGCTCAATGTTTCTCAGGCGCCGGACGTCCGTTTCTAAATCCGCCACCAGCAAATCCAATTCGCGCTCTTCGTTGGTCATGCGTTTTTCTCCTTCAATTTGTTTTCTATTAATACCTTGAACAAATATGTATTTAGGTGATCCGTCTGCCAGGTTGGTAGCTTTTTGATGATGGCCGTTGTTTCAGAATTGGTCAGATGCTTCCATTTGCGGAGGGTTGTTTTCTGAACC